TTTTTTTTTTTTTTTTTTTTTTTTTTCCTAACTAACAAAACCTAACTGAACTAGTAATTCACCAATAAACCAAAGGCCAGGAGGGGTCCCCGATGACCGCGTACACCTTAGTGGCTTCTAAGGTAAAGCGTTGTACCGGGTGGGGGCTCAACCGAAATCCAATCCATTCATTGATGAAGACTAAGCCATCTATCATACACCAAGTCATAGCCTGGAATCACAATGCCAGCCTCGCGAAACGGAGCAAAGCACTGATCATAAACTTTCTGTCCAGAATGGACAGCAAGTAGGGCTACGGACAGAAGCTTCTCTGCCAGGGTACCTGGTTTGTAGAAAGAAAGCATAGCTTGCAAGACTTCCTCAGACATTACTGGTTTGTAAAGCCCAAGGTCGTTCTTAACAAACTTTCTCTTCAAGAAAACACAATCATCCAGAGTGCTCTCTAGTGGGAAAGTATCACCTTTACTAGCAGGAGTAATTTTGTAACCTTCTTTTGAGAGGTTATTTTTGACCAAATTAAAATCTATTTTGAAATTTGAAGCAACGAGCAAGTCGTCGCCGTAGGCCAAAACTTCAATGTCATCGTAATCAAAATTTTTATATGTAAGAGCTAGCCCTGCTCTAATGATGACATTATTAAACACTGTATTGAGGAGACTAGTAGCTGCACATCCTGAGGGGAGTCCACCTACAATCTGGTACCTTGCATCCTCATACGCGTGTACTGAGGTTGCTAGGCTGCGCAGGTAGTTACCTGTGCGTGGATCAAATCCATTTCTAACATTGAAGAATTTGGAGATAGCCAATTCAAAAATGCCTGTACCATGAGTAGAATCAAAATTTGAGTAATCAACATCATAAACATACTTGTACTGGCTTAGGGCAACTGCAAATTTAGTCCAATCTGTATCTGGATCACAGCCAATTGCTGAACCAAGCACTGTGCCTGGGTTCTTGTAAAACTTTGCTGCAAATTTACCTAGAAACTGTCTTCCGAGCAAGCAATGCTCGAAGGGTGGGACATCAACCAATCTGGTTTTTGCTGCTTGCACTTTTTCTATGGGCCGAATTTCATCTTTCAGAAAGCTTTGGTAGACCACATGAGAATAATCTCCAGCAACCATCTGCCTGTAGGAGGCGGCTGCATCTTCACTTTTAAATTGTTTCTTTTCAAAATCAAAAACATCTTCTCTTCTTTTTCCTGAGAGAGTGTGGGGCAAGCCTGGAGAGGTATCCCTTTCCATAGCATCCATTCCTTCAACACCATCAACTGCTTCTTGAATGGTAAGACAGCCATTATCTGTTCCTAGCTGTGTGAAAACTCTCTGAGCATACTCTGTAAAATAGAGCCCAAAGATGGGGTGGAGCTTATCTTTGTTGCCCGTATGTTTTTGAAAGCAAACTTCATCTACATTTTTGTCAGTCCTTGAATCATATTTTGAGAGAACTGCCACATCATAATTGGGTTTGAAGTGTGGGTGTGCCAATGAGCGTCTGAGCTTGGTCTTCCTTGGGACATGAGAGACTTCACCTGTGCCAATGAGGGTCAGAGCACCTTGTTCTTCCAGGGGGGTTGGTCCTAGATTTGCACAAATTTGTTCCAGCATCTCACGGGTGAGAATGCTCCCTGCTGCAACGCCGGAGGCGCCTGCAGAGTGAAAGCCAATTATTTTGTCTGAATTTCCACATTTTCCAAAAATTGCTGAGCCACAATAGCCTTTAAAGGTGTTTGCTCTGTAATGGAATGCATTGCCGTACTGATTGCCTGCTGTTGAGAAAATCTGAGTCTGGGCCTTTACAAATGTACCTGTGTAAAGTGTTGCTGTATCTGCATTCTTGACTCCGGTGATCTGAGTCATGGGAATTGGGAATGGGTCATTCTTTGAGATGAATTTATGAACATTATCCTTAAACTGATCGCCTGCTGGGAGGCGCACAGCTGCAATGTCTGTTGTGTTTCCGCCCTTGCAAATTGCCTGAATGGTGACGGATTCACGGGTGTGCCAAAGTCCTTTAACCTTGATATGTGTCCAATCTAGGGAGAGGGCATGTTTGTTGGAAACGATGATTCGATCTCGAATCATCAGACAGGACTGGGTCAATTCACCTCCGCCTTCAAAGCGAAGGGTCATGGGTGCCACTACTTTCTTGAGAACATAGTTGGCAAAATCTGGGGACATTGCTGGGGCTTCTAGCTGCATTGGGATCAACTCTGTCTTCTTCTTCTTAACCTTTCCATTGTAAGCTGCTTCTTCTTCACCTGGGACGGTGGCTGCATCAATGACAACTTTGAGGGGCTTTTCCTGAGAATTTGAAGACCAGGCTGAATAGAGCTGGTAGCCGGTGAAAGCCACAAGCATCACATTCAAACAGGTAGCTGAAATCTTCATCCAATCATCCATTACTTGGGCATGATTGAGGGCATCCTTAATTGCTTGAAGGAGTTCTGCTCTTTCTTCTGTGGTGACTTGGTGGGCTGTTTCGAAAACACTTTTCATTGCTTCTTCCATCTGTTCTAGAGTGATAACAATTTCTGGTGACTGCATGACTAGGGCATTTGCTACATCCAATGTCTCTTTCTTTTGGGAGAGTTCTGCACAAACCAGGCAAACAATGTCTGCGAGGCTGTAATTGTCATTAGTCCTATTATCTGTGAAGCAAACAGCCTCTCCATTGAGGAGAGGGCACTGTGTTTTGAAGCATGGGAGAGGGGGTTCCTGATCTGGGATGGGTTGCATTGCTTTTCCAAAATCTAGGGTCCTGCCTTTCCTGTATTCTGAGCGAGCGTGGACGGTGATGTCGAAGGTAATCCGACGATCAACGGCGCCAGCGTCAGAGATGGTAACAGGGTTAAATTTCTGGTGATTTGTCGTGGCCAGCACGACTCTGGAGGTGAAGGGAATTCCTTTATTCTCTAGGGAAGCCATATTGGGAAGGAAGTTGGTGGTTGACACCATCTGGCAGAAGGTGACAAAGTCTTTTCCATCTGGGTTCTGACCTAGATCATCCATAATCACTGTATGCTGGTTTTCATATCCATCTAGATAATTTGCATCTGGTGGGACTGAATACACTGATTGTTTTCCTGTTTCCAATTTGGAGATTGCCTGAGCCAAAATTTGGGCAGTAACTGATTTCCCTTGTCCTGGTGCGCCGCGAAGCACGACGACGACGGGCTCGAGTCTGGAATGGTGGTGGTTGTTTACTTCCATGAATTTTGAAGCTGCTGAGGCAATGTTGGTCTTTCCTACTTTCATGGCCAAATCGTAGACTGTTTTCATGTAGGCTACAGACACCTTAAGGGTGCACTGTCTAACGCCTTTGCCTGCTCTAAAGTTTTTGATTGTCTCTGCATTTTCTGCAAAGTCCAGGAGAAGCTTGTTGAGTTTCCCTTGTGGAGACTCTTCTTCTTTCTTGAACCAAGAGGTAATCCAATTGAACAGGGTTTTGATCATTTTGACGACCCACTCTATGTTCTTGCCAAGAGTGAACCAGTCATTTAGGTCTTTCATTTTGGGCATCTGTTCTTCCATCATTGCTGGGGGAGCTGTTGTAAACCAAGATCTGAAACACTTTGTGATGAAGTCCACGATGGAGCGGTTGTCGAGCATTTCTGTCCCAACAAGAGCTGCAACGCAGGCAAGTGTGGTGGCATCTGGGTTGTGTTTGATGAGAACTGTGTAGGCAATGAATTTGGTGATTTTCCGAATTTGGGCAATCCAGAAGTAGGGCTTGTGAAGTGTATCAACTATTGAATTGAAGGCCTTAACCAATTTCTTGATCAGGGTCCAGAGATCCTGAAGAGGGTCCAATTCATCTTCTGAAACAACTTTCTTAAGCAAGTTAAAGAGGGTCTTTGGAGGCTTTTCCAGTTTGGGTCTATCACATTTGGGAAGATTTGGAGCTGAGTCGAATTTCCTGTCTGGGATTTCCTCATACTGGTGAGAAATTGCCGCACCTTGTTCTTGAAGTGGTGCGTGAAGCCAATTTTCAAAGCCTTGAAGACTGAAAAAGTCGAACTCTGCCATGACGTTTTCCATTGAGAGTTCCTTGTAGACTTTCTTGGTCGAATGGGAGCATCCAAACCTGTACTGCATCTTGTAGCCATAGGGGCGTTCAAAAAAGAGAACTCTGGCGGAGTAAGTCTCATTTGTAAAATGAGATCTACCTCCGTAGGGAGAGCCTTTCACCCACCGCTTAAAGCAAGTGAATGTGTTGATGTCGGTAACAAAAGTCTGATTGTAGAGGGCTCTGGAACGAGGGCAAAGCTGAAAGAGTTTGGCGTAGAGGACGCCAACCTGGCATTTAAACCCAAAGCAGTAGACACGAGAAACACGGGGCATCTCAAGATCAAGAACTGGGAAAGGTTCTGCTGTAATAGCTTTGGTGGTATGGGGCCAGGGGTAGAAGGAGGAAGGTCTAGGACACCAAGCTCTAAAATTCTTGTAACGAAAGAAAAACTGAAGATATCTTCCTGAAGTGTTACAACAAGGGACAATCCTACCAAGATTAGCATCAGGTGCAAGACCATTCTCACCTGAATTATTAAAAGTGCCATAGCCATTATACCAAACCGCAGGCATAACTGAAAGCGGGGAGGCATAGGGAATAACCAGGGACATGGCTCTGGTCACAACTGAGGGCTGAAACACTGAGGGATTGCGAGCTGCAGCTTGGGGTTGAGCTGCGGGGAAAAGCTCACGATTTAAGGAAAACACATAAGGAGGGGCACCTGGTGGTAAATAATGCAAACTAAAGGCGGTAGCCGCATTTGAAGCCAGATCCAATGCGGTGACCTCAAGATCATATTTACAATAGGTAAAAGGCATATAGAACAAGGCACTTATATCGGCAACCCCTTCCAGGCGGGTATTGCCGGGTTGGGCCTTGATATAGCGAAGGGGATTTCCATTATGCGAGGGCAAATGTGAAAGAAGGACCATCTCATGGGGCCGAACTGCATTGCTAGCGGTGATAGTTCCGACACAAACAGAGCGGTCATAGAAGAAATCCACAAGGGTCTGATTCCCAGGCGTGGAGAGAGGGTGGGCAACAAAGTCTGACTCAGCTGTCTCGTCTTCAACGAGACCCTTCTCTGCATTATCAGTTCCCTGTTCTGTAAGGGGAATTGTTGATTGAATGGGAATCTTGAAAGAAAAGTCTTCTCCAGCACCTAGGAGGGTGAGGACGTCACACTGGGGAGGCGCGCCAGCCGGCACTGTTATGCCGGTGAGTTGCCAAACAGTGAGCCAGCCATCTACAGAGGTTATAGAGGGAGAAGAATAGGAGGTGAGGCGATAGTGAGTGGGAGAGATGAAGGGCACAGTAAACTGCCACGTGGAATTTAGACCTAAATCCCAAATGGCGTAGGTTCCCTGCATGGCCTGTTCCACTGAGATGGGCTCGCCAGCACCGGGGGGAGTGTAGGAGATGAGAAACTTACCTTTAGCCATTGCTGAACCAGTGAAAACAAAGACATAGGAAAGAGACCCACGGTATTGAGAGAAATTCCTAGCAAGAGAGCCAAGTGAAGTGTTAGTCATGCAAGCACAAGCAAGAGTAACCTGGTACTTAGCCAGCTGTCGTTGGGTCACAGAAGTGGAGATGTAGGGCATTCTGTGAGTGTTCTTCACATTGCCGAGGAAGGTGGGGATTTGGGCAATGGAGACAAGATCTTTGACCTCACCTTTCATGTAATCGTGTGGCGAGGAGATTGTTCTACCCATGACAGGCACGGTGGTGTCTGGCATAGTAGTGTAGAAGCAACCTTGATGTTCTCTGATTGTAACTGGGATCGGAGCCTGAGGAACAAGGGTCTCATGACGTAGGCCATTAAAGACAGGTTTGACAGGTTCTATAGAGACAGTAAGATCCAGAGAGGAAGTGGAGCCTGCTGAGTATTGAAGAGGGGAGAGCACCATGATGATGATGCTCCAGGGAGCATGCTGGGTCCACGAGCTGGAGGGAGCAATGTTGACGAAGGGGACCTCAACACTGCAGGAGGTAGAAGTGCGAAGATTCAGAAATTGATGCGGGTAGAGACACATCTGGTAGTAGTTCATGTGGTCGAGAGAGAGGTTGGCATAGGTAGTAACATTACCTTGTGCCCGTCCCCAGACCGAGCCAGCATCCCAAGACGTAGAAATCCGGAAAGGGTCATTGAGGCGGGGAAATTCTGGAACAAGGAAGAGACCTAGACAACCACAATGGAACTGAGAAGCATTGCACTGAAGTTGAACACGCCAGCCGGTTTTGCACAGGTAATGCCTGCGGAGAGTGGCTCCGAAAACACCACCGTTTTCACCGGAAAGGGCATGAGGGAGAGGAATATACAGAAAGCTGGGAAAATCCTGGGTGGAAGTCCATTCGGGAAGTCCAGTGATAGTGTAATACCTCTGAGCTGCAAGGACATCTGATGTGGGTTCATCAGCGCAGGAGGAGGGAGCTTCCCCTGCGTGCTCTGCACCGTAAGCGCAGAGACGGCCGACCGAGGATTGAGTGTTTACGGCCGTATTACCTTGCGTGTCTGTGGAAACTCTGTCAGCCAAGTTGGTCATTGTCTCTGTGTCATTATCCATGAGAAGAGGCGCCATAGTAGCAAAGGCAGAGGTTGCGTCTGAAAGCACACTTCCAAGCGCATTTGTGGGCTTAGTCGGTGCTCCGGAAGCGCTCGAAGCGGATCCGGACAAATCCACTGAATTTTGGTACTGATTTGCATAGTAATTATAAACAATTGTACCTGTATTTCCTGACTGATTTGGGTTGGTTGATGGCTTTGATGATCCAGCGCCCTGCTCATCGAGCTCCATAGAGCAGATTTCCAGGACTTCTGAGTCGTCAACTTCCATAGGAGAATTTGGCCTTGAATGTACGAATTCAGAACAATCCATTGGTTCCGGGTCAGGATCCGGGGGAGGAGGGTAGAATACGTCGTCTTCCAGATCACAAATGAGCAGTTCCAGCGGATAAACCTCTGGCTCCTGCTCAGGGAGGTGAAGAAGAGCGAACTGGTCGTTGACAGCAGTGGCGTAGACAAGAGGGCAAGAGCTCTCACACGGAATTCCGTCATGGTGTGCCATAGTGTCAAGAATTGGTAAAAAGGAAACCGGCATCCCTGCCGGGGTCTTTGTGGGGCGGTTAGACGTTTTTTAACCCTACGCTGTGTGGGATAGAACCACTCCAGGCAGGGCCCCTGATCAGATCCATGGTCGCCGAAGCGATTTCAACACGGGTACCTTCAGGGCATCCTTAGCCGCCGCTCAGGTTGAGGTATGCCAAGTCAATCTTTTAGTTACTAAGTCAAATCCATAATTTGCAGGGTGGTGGGGTACCACCGCTCTCAAGGGTGCTATTAACACGTGGCTTTTGGCCCCAGAGGCACCTGTCACCAGGTGGGGAAATCCGCTGGCCTTGAGAGGTCGCTACAGCTGCAAAATACTTCATTTCCTTTTCGCCGCAGATCGGGCCTTGACTTAATCACTCCTGAGCTCTGGTGAGTGTGTGGTCGAGATCCGGAAAACCCAGATACACACTCTGTCCAAGAAGGAACGGACCAGACCATCCGCCTGAATAGATAGAACCTATTCAGCTTAGAAGAGGCAAGCGCCGAGGAGAGGAGAAAATAACCCTGTCTTATTCCAAGCGGCTTCGACCGGGGGTGAAGGCTTCACCTTTGCAAGAGAAGGCTCTCCTTATAGAGGGGAGCAACGGGAAGGGGGAGCTAATTGGCAGTAGTGGAATGTACAGCGATCGTACTCCACGTCAGCATCTAACGAGAACGTGAATCAGTCTACAACCAATCCACGTCAGCAAGATAGCAAGGTAAGAAAAGCAAGTCAGAGTTAAAGTACAGACCTCGAACTCCACGTGAGCAAATCCAGAGTTGCTAGGGTAGGGGAAAGGAGCGGTGGACAAGTGACTCTTTCGAAGTGTTGTCCATCGATCCCTTGGGCCTCCCAAACACAATCTGAACGTACTCAATCGTCAGTCCGACATAAATACTAGAGACAGTGAGATGCTTCAATCACGAAGCTAAATTGAAGACGGGGGAAGGAAGGAGAGAGATCCAAGATCCAAACCAGCTACGAACGGGGAAAGGGATAATTGCGGTAGGAATACTAACCGCAACTACCCCCTTGGGCCGTCGAAACACTGGCGTTAGGAAACTGAATCGTCAGAACGATAGAAGCACAAGCGACTAAAGCAAGAAGCGCACCAATCACGGTGCAAGCATCTACAAGCAGAAGCTGCAAGTGGAAAGGCTAGCGCCCGCACTGAAGGGCGAGCTGAGTGGGGGTAAGAAGGGGGGGTTCTCCTTTAACCTCGGAGCGAGGGGCACTTTCGTAGTACCCACGTTGAAAGGGGGTGTCATCCCCGATTGCACAGCAAGCAAAGGAAACCGCACGGCAGGACCGTACGGCCCCCAATGCGTCACTGTACAACCAGCGGGAACCACACGGCAGGACCGTGTGGCCCCCTAGGGGTGGCGGAACCGCACGGCATGACCGTACGGCCCCTACCACCCCCTTTC